TCAGCACGAACGCCAAGTTGCTTTGGTCTATCGTGCACATCCTCAGCAATGAGCGCGGTTGCTTCGCATCCCGCGCCACGCTGGGTGCGTATCTGCATTGCACCGACCGGAACATCCAGATGCTCATCCATGAGCTTGTGGCGGCCGGCCTGATCCGTCGCGACCCTACGGGTGTGCTATGGGATATCGTCACTATCGCCCTTGAGAGGGGTGAAGAAAACTTCGTGCCCCCGGTGAAAAATCCTTCACCCAACCCCCGAAAGGAACTTCACCCTATAGATACAAGGGATACAAATGATAAGAAACAGATACAGGCGGGCGAGCTAGAGGCCATGGTTAAGGCTTGGCCTAAGGACCTCTGGAATGCTTGGTCTGATTACGTTGGCCTACGCCAGCAGCGCAAGTGGACCACCAGCCTGAGCTGGCAGCTCAAGCAGGCCAAATACCTATCTGGCTTCGATCCTAAGGCTGCTTTGGCCGCCATTGAGATATCTACCCGCAACGAGTGGCAATCCATCCACGTCAAGGCCACCACATGGCCGGCGTGGGTGACTAAGGCCGGCAAACCTGCCCACACCGACGAGGACCACGCCAAGGGCTTCTGATCCATGAAACAAATCGAACAGACCAAATACTACGTCCTCCCGGATGGCTCGGTGGTCAGGCCTCTCAAGCCTAGGCTCAAGGGCAACATCAGGTATTGGAACTTGCTCATCAATGGCAGGCTCAAGGCATTCAGCCAGAAGACGCTGGTTAAGCTCTACGACGAAAAGAAATGAGCGACCACTTCTGCCTGCATTGCGGTGGCCCCATCAAGCTCTACTCCATGGAGCTTGCCGGCCGCACCATCCACATGCCACCGGCCAAGTATTGCATCAAGGACGCATGCGTTGCCGTGGCTGAGGCTGAGCGCGCGAAAGAGTTCCACGTCCATGTGCCGTCTAATACGGATGGCTGTCCGGAGTTGTTCAAGGATACTGATCCGAACCGCCTGCCACCTGTGCTGTCCGCGCTCGCGCTGACGTGGCATCCGGAGGCCCAGAAGAAATCCCTTCTGATCCACGGCGTGACCCGCAAGGGCAAGACCCGGTGCATGTGGTATATCCGCAACAGGCTCAAGGGCGCTGGCGTGAACATGAAGGTCATGAGCATGTTCGAGCTAGAGGCCGACATGGCCGCAGCTTGGGGCAAGGACAGATGGGACAAGACCATGCATGGCCTCATGGAGGCCGAGGTGCTTGGCCTTGATGACCTAGGCAAGGAGAAGATGACCGAGCGCATGGCGTCCGTGCTATTCGCCATCATCGACCAGCGGGCCCAGCATAAGCGACCCACAGTCATTACAACTAACCACACCGGCGTCAGCTTGGCTGAACGCTTCCACGACAAGGAGGTGGGCAACGCCCTGCTCGCGCGCCTGAAGGATAAGGACCTGTTCAACGTCGTCGGCGTCGCACCCGGCAACGACACGCCCGAGATGCTATGAGCATCGAAGAACTACAGGCCGAGAACGCCCGCCTCAAGGCCGAGGTCGAGCGTCTCCGTGCCTCGTCCTTCGTGACCGCTGTTCCTGTCGAGGACTACGAGAAACTCAAGGCCGAGTTCGAGCGGCTGAAGGAAGAGAACGAAGTGCTCCAGAACAGGTGTGACTTCCTCGAAGGGAGGAACAAGGAATGAGAAAGCGGAGGCCAGAAATAATGAAGCCCGGACGCAAGCTGCTCACTCCATATGAGAGGAGCATACTATCCAAGACCAAGCGCAAGATAGCTGAGATGTGGGAATATCTGTTCTCGCCTGAACGCAACAAGTGGAGAGCCATCAAATGAGGTGGCTCTTCTTGTTTCTTGGCATCATTGCCAAGGCGGATCAGACGGAGTGGGTGCGCGAGCTCGAGACCGGCGGTGTCGCTGATCCTGATGCATGCCTGCACACATCGCGCGGCTTTGTCGTGGCTCGAGGTGCGTATGGACTTTCCAAGGACGCATGGGGCGAAGTGTCTGTCATGCCTTGGACTGACGCCCATTATCCGGAGGTCGCGCGTCGCGCTTGCGCTCGGTATCTAGAACTTACATACATCAGGCTTCAGTCCAAGCTCGGCAGGAAGCTGACCTTCGCGGATGTGTATGCCGGATATCGCTTCGGAGTGACCGGATACCTCAAAATGGGCGGCCGGATCAGTCAAACTCCCCCTAATTTTCGTAAAAAGATGGAAAAGTATCACGTTCCATACCAACGACTTACGAACTTTCGGTGAGAAAGTGTTAAATTGGTGTTGCACATGGGTTAGCACGATACATGTTACTTCTCATCGGCGCACACAGCACCGGTCTCGTTCATTAACAACAACCCAATAAGCACAATGTCGTTTATCGACCACAAGGCCAAGACCTCCAAGGCCGAGATTGATGCGCTCCTCGCGGAGTTGGAAAATCCGAGCATCTCGCTTCTCAACAAGCGACTTCTCGAACTCGACCAAGTCAGCGATGCCAGCGATATCATCCGGATCCACAATGGTATCGTCAAGGCCGTCGAAGACCTTAATGCTCGCGTTTCTCGCATCGAGTCCCAACTCGGCCTGAACTCGATCAGCAAGTAATCGATCCTCGCCCCCGCAAGGGGGTTCTCTTTCCGGCGCACTTGCAACGTGGGCCATGACGCAAAAGGCAATACGCCGAGTCTAAACAGCCCCTAGCGGGGCATCCCTTTCTAAAGCGCCCGTAACTCAATGGTAGAGTGCATCGTTGCCAACGATGATATTGCAGGTTCAAGTCCTGTCGCGCGCACCACTTCAACAACACAACAACAATCGCGTTCGTAGCTCAATGGTAGAGTCCCACCTTGCCAAGGTGGCTGTTGCCGGTTCAAATCCGGTCGAACGCTCCACTTTCACACACACCACAACAATGCAAGTATCCACCAAACTATACACAGCCCATGTCTATTGGACTGTCCTGAAGTCCAACCAGATCGAGAACTTCACCGACAAGGAATACCTCCTTAAGTTCGTCTCCTTCTTCGACAAGCACCCGCCGCTGTCCGACGGCCAGCCCATGTTCACCATGACTGTCTTCGAAAGCGACGTCCATTACTTCACCGCCGCCGAGCAATGGCATATTGCCAGCCCCAAGGAGATGGACATGAACCTTCTCCGCGAGCTCGCCGAGGCCGCCAAAAAGCCAGCCGTCGCAGTCACCGACGCCACGCTCGAACTGAAGCCCGGCGAGGAAATCACCAAATGAGCCGACCTAAGCAATTCGCCATCAAGCGTCAGTTCGTGACCCTTCGCCTGTCTAAGCAGGAATGGAAGGACTTCGTCAAGCTGACCAAGATCAACGAGACGAACCAAACGACCCTCGCCACCGCGATCATGCGTCGCACCATCAAGCAACTCATGGAGCAACCCAGCCTCTAATCTCTCCCACCATGGAATACCAAGAACCCAACAACAAGCTCAGCGCCGTCGCTTCCACGGCTCTGGTCAAGGCTATCAGCGAAGTGCAGTCGCCAAAGTTCGACGCGAAGAACCCCCACTACGGCAACAAGTATGCTACCCTCGGTTCGCATATTGAGGCCATCAAGGGCACTTTCGCCAAGCATGGCTGGACCATCATCCAGCACCCGTCGTCTTACAGCGGTCAGGTCGGCATCAAGACCATCCTGCTTCACGTCACCGGCGACCAACTCGACTTCACGGCCCACATCCCTGTGGACCCGGCCAAGATTGACGCCCAGAAGGCTGGCTCGATCTATAGCTACCTTCGTCGCTATGCCCTGTCGGCCATCGCAAATCTGGCCGCAGAGGACGACGATGGTCAGTCCGCCGTCGAAGCCCCGGTGAATACCTACGTCCCGGCTCCCAAGCCCGCCTATGAAGCTCCGGCTAAGCCCAAGCAGGCCCCGTCTGCTGTCGCTGGCGAGTGGCGCAACGTCGCCCTTCACTTCGGCAAGAACAAGGGCCAGACGCTCGGCTCCCTGCCAGCCAACAGCCTTGATTGGTATGCCAAGGAATGGCAGCCCAAGCCGTATGGCGACAAGGGCATCTCCGAGAACGACGTGAACCTTCGCAACGCCCTTGACGAATACCTCAAGGCCAAGAACTCGCCGGGCATCTCCAAGCCCGACACCAACGACGAAATCCCGTTCTGATCTATTTGGCCCTATCGTTCAACGGATAGGACAGGCGTTTCCTAAACGCTAAATCTAGGTTCGACTCCTAGTAGGGCCAAATGACGTAGTAGCTCAATTGGTAGAGTATCTGCCTTCCAAGCAGATTGTTGCAGGTTCGAGCCCTGTCTACGTCACACTATTTCCACCACACGCACATGCACAACATCAGCATCAACGACAACAACGGCTTCTCCATCAAGCAGGCCGGCAAGAGCAACCGCACCAAGCGGATCTCGGCCGTCCCGCAGAAGAAGCTCAACAGCCGCAAGGCCAACCTCGGCATGGGCTACGGCAAGTCCGTCCACGGCGTCCTCAGCGCCGCGGTGCCCGCCGAGCTCTACAAGCAGATCATCAACACGGCGCGCGACGAGAAGATCAACATCTCCGACCTCGTTCGCCGTGGCGTGATGCGGGAAATCGGCGCCATCCGGTTCTCGCGCGCCCTCGGCCTCGACCCCGCCGTTTATGGCGTGGCGTCGCACGTCGAGAAGCCCAAGCCCGTCGAGAAGCCCAAGGCTCAACCCAAGGTCGACCGCCTGACGAAGGTGGAAGCCCGCAAAGCCATCCGGGACCTGCGTAAGGCCCTCAAGAAGCTCGCTAACTAACCCAGAGCACGACAGGTGGAAAACAGAGACCCGGAGCAATCCGGGTTTCTTCGTTTACGGAAGGCGCCGGGTGAGTCCCGGCATTAAGTCCGTCAGCACGGACACCCCACGCACACTAATGACAGGCCACAACAACGAAGCCCGCCGACTCGCATGGTTTACTTGGCCTCTTGGTTGTCAAGGGTTGCCCTAGTCCTATCCCGAACCCAATCCCAAGCCAACCAGATGCCGAGCAAAGCGAAGCAACCCATCGTGCCGGCGACGATGTAGGTCGTGTAAGGGCTGTCTATTATGAAGGGGAATGCACCAATGGCGGCACCACAGGCTATCAGCGAGACGCCTGCCTTCGCCCTGCCCAGAGCCGTGGCGAGCGCTCCTAGGACTGCCGTCGCGACGCCGGCCATGGTCCATAGGTTAGCCGACGCTTCCTTCTTCACACGATCCAGCTCTGCCGACAGCTCAGATATGCGAGCATCCCTAGCTGTGATGGCTGCCTTGCTTGCGACCACCTGCTTCTCAAGGCCAGCCCATTCGGCCTCCAAAGCTTTCTGCTTCTCGGCGGCCTTCTTGCGCTGAGCTTCATACTCAGCTGGAGAAGCTTTCTCTGAACGCTGACGCGCGAACGCGACGTCATTCTCTGCGGCCTTGGGCAGATAGGAAGAAGCTATGGACAGCTCTGACTCCACGACGGCAGGTTTGCCGGCGGTGTTTGCCTCACGGGCCACAGTCACGGCAGCCGCAACGCGAGAGTCTATCACGTCGAGGTCCTTGCCGACCTTGTCGAGCTCGGAGGTCTTAGGGGCTGGAGCTACCTCAGGAAGCTTATCTGACTTGGTGGAGCACCCGGCAAGCAGCACGGCCAATAATACGACAGGCAGCCTCATCGACCTAACGACGCGGGTTATCAGGCCTGACGCGACGATTACGCAAGCTATGGTCAGGGCGAGGGCTAGATCCCCGCTTGTTTCCAGAGCTCTTTGAGCGTCGTTCAGGTTTCTTTCCAGCTGCTTGTCGTCGCTGGCTATTCCGCCCGGAGTCAGGAGGACCACCATGGCATCCCTCGATTGAAGGGACTCCAATACCGACTGCACGACATAGCTTGTGTAGGCCGCGCAGGATGCTGCCATAGATAGGATAATAGTCGTTGCCCATAAAAGGTTACTTTCGTCGTTTCTTTTGTTTGGTTCGTGTCGCATGTTGGAGTTCCTTTTCGCCGCGAGCGCGGACGTAGCGTATGAGGTATTCCATTAGCTCGGGAGCGACTGCTCCGGCGGCACCAATGGACGCGTAGAGAGCGCCCTTGCTGTGTATATAGTCCTGAGCCACTAGGCCTACGATGGCTGCGGTTATCATGGCTGCGGCCGCCCTGCGTATTATCCACGCGAGCGACAGCGGTTCAGGACTGAGGAGAATGCGAGCCCCCATGGCGGCACCGCCTAGGATGCTGGAGATGACCGCGTCCTTGATGAACACGGCATCTGCTTTGTCGGGTGGGTTATCCATTCATGTCCCCTTCTAGTTGTTCTCGTTTCATAAGCTTTGATTGATTGGGAGCTTCGCGGACTTGGGCTTCATGCGTCGGCGCGCTCAAGCTGTCGGAGGGAGAAGGCTCCACCTTGCCGGGCTTTTTTCTCGGCTTGTTTCCGCCTTGCTTGGGAACGGAGACGCCTTTGCTCTCAATGTATTCCCTTATTGGCTTCCACCCTCCATGCTTTCGCTTGGAGTCTGTAAGGTTAGATTTGCGGACTAGATCAGAGTATGAACCTCCAGCCGCAAGGCCTTCGGCTATCTTGTCCATGCGTTTAGTCACTTCTTCTTGAGTCAGCTTGTTGGGGGGGTTGGAATTGTCCCTCTTGGAAAGCGAGCCCTCAGGAAGAGGTGCTATTCCTTGTGCCGCCCTATGAAGGACCATGGACGTCCGGGACACGCCAAGGTGCTTGGCGATTTCCAAGTCAGAGTGGCCTTGCTTCATGAGTTCAGTCGCAACTTCCCTGTCCCACAGGCGAGCCCGCTTGTCGCTCGGGTCAACCTCGGCCGGCTTTTCGGCCATAGGCAGTTCGGGTAGGGTCTTCCTGTCGACCATGAGATTGTCGGCGTAGGTTATCGGGGTGCTATCCCTTAGATCCCTATAGCGAGTATCCGCCACCTGCCGGGAAGACCTGCGGGATGCGTTCATGCCGGCCGCCTGAACCTTGTCGGCGAGCTGGGCTAGAGCCGATATGAGCTCAGGGCTCACCGGCTTTCCGGGCTCAGCCCTCTGGCCGCTGGCCATGAGCAGATTGACACCCGTGGATATCTTGTTCCTGAACGCAACCTCATGCTCCCTAGTCCTCATCTCCGGCGTGTGCACGAAGGTGGCGACGATAGGATTCCTTATCCTGAGTATGGTGTGGGCCATGGCCTCAGGGGTGGCTGTGCCCTTGCCCATTACGAGCGCGTATACATAGGGGTTAACCAAGCCATACCTGAAGAACGACTGAGCTGAAGGCATAGCCTTCGGGTCGTCTGCCTGCTGGACGGGATTGCCAGAGAGGTCTCCGGCCAGAACTCCAAGCGCATCGATGCTTTCCCTGCTGACGATGGCTCTTCCGGCGTCAGGGTTGTCTGCGTGAGCACCGGCTCGCGTAAGAATGGACCTGATATCTTCCGCGCGAATATTAGGAGTTCCGCCGAACGGATCGGTCTGATTGAACCCCATCGGGCTGAGCTTCCCTTCGGCGGTAGCTGCTAAAATCGCGTCAGCCATAGGATCTCCCCTTCTGGCGGTGCCGGCCAGCTCAGCCATCGCGCCCATGCCGGCGGCGGTGTTGAGAGAGTATCCGGACGAAGCCTCCCTATAGCCGGGAAGGTCCGCAAGCGTGGTCATGTCGATGTATCCGCCAGCAGCGCCCCACTCTTTCATAAAGGCGTTGATAGCCCAATTGCCGCCCTTGTATTTGCTGGCCTGTAAATACTTCTCGCGGAATATGCGCATGCCCTGTTCGGAGCTAACGTCGACAGTCGCAAGTTCCCTGCCCGTCTTCGGGTCAAGGAGGACCATGTTACTGCCCCTGACCTCAAACTGAGGCCTTTCAAAGGCGTCGAGAGAATACAGGTTCTTGAATGCTTGGCCGGCGCCGACCATCATCATGTCTACCTTCCATCCCGGCATGCCGTAGTTGGTGACATAACCCCATCCCGCGCTTCCATGTGCGTTCTGTGGGATCATGGTCATGCCCGACTCCTTCATCGCGTTGGCGTTGAACTTAAAGGCGCTGTCGTTCCAATTTTCGTTAGGGGCTTTCTTGCCGCCGGTGAAAGAGGCTACTTTGGCCGAGCCCCTTGACTTTGCTTCCTTAGACCTGCTATCGATATGCCTGACAAGCGTCCTCATGTAGTCGCCGCCAAGCTCAAAGGTGGTCGCATGCCTGCCGTAGGACTTGAGTAGCTCGCCACGCATGCCTTCCGGCATCCTCTCAAAGAGGTCCTTGAACACCAAGGCTATGTGCGTTCCGATGCTTCCGGACACGCCATTATGATCCAGCGGAACGCCGAGCATCATAGGCGCGACTTCGCCGTCCGACATGTTGTTCAGCCTTTCGATGAACGCGGCGTGAGGTCCGCTTGGTCCGTTTATATCACCGCCGCCCAGCTTTTCGTGGGCATACATCAAGCCCTGTAAGATGGTATAGCTTTCGTCGATCCCAAGCGCCGGCCATACGAACCTATTGGCCTTGCCGGCAGCCAAGAACAACGTGGGGGTCTTGTTCAGGCCGTGTCCGCGCTCAAGCTGGAACGTGGCGTCATACATGCCTATGGCCCGCATTCCATGGTTCATCGAATCGATGACAGCCATGGACAAGTGCCCGGACTTGTATCCGTTGATATCGACGAACGGAAGGGCATTAGGCATGACCGCTTCACCACCACGTCTTGCGCCCTCGAATGAACCCGTCTCCGGGACGCCCTTGGACATGGTCGCTATGTCCAAGTTGAGCCTGTCGATCTCCGGCTGGATGTTCTGCTTACTTATCATGGCCTTGAACAGCTCGCCGATGGATCGCGCGAAGCTGCCGGCCTGAGTTCCGGAATACCTGTCGTAGTCGGAGAATATGAAGTGACCCAGCGCGCGCCCTTCCTTCTTAGCCCTGAGTATCTCAAGGAATATCCTGTTCGCCATGGTCAGGCCAGACGCTCCATCGGCCCTCATGGTGATGTAGGTGCGCTGAGGGCCTTGGTCAGCCGGTCCGGGCCCACGCTCTATGAAGACGGCCTTATTAGTGACGTCTCCGGCTGAGTCTAGCTGCCAAGCAAGGTCGTTGATGGCTGACTCGTATAAGTGCCTGCTCAACCCTAGCAACGGAAGCAATTCTTCCAGAGGGATGGCTTCTATGTTGGCCAGCTGCTCGGCGGTCATGCCGTCGCTTTGGATCACCCTATTGGCAAAGTCATCAAATCCGAGGTCCACTCCATTGGAGAACCCGTTCGCGAACGTGGCAGTAGGCTTAGGCTCGGCAGCTTGCTGGAGCATGACCTCAAGGGAAGTCATGATAGTCTTTCCATTGAAGCTCTTGGTGTCGGCAAACTTGGCGCGAATCGTCTCAAGGGCGCGACGGGCTACGTTCTCGTAGTCTATCTTCATTCCCGTCTGCACGGACTGAGACGCCTCTAGGACGAACTTCTCATCCAGCAACATGATGGCCGCAAGCTGGGTAGCCAGAAGGCCCTTGCTGTCCGAACCGGACCTTTCGATGTGCTCAAGGTGTGAGTGGAGTCCCTTAAGCAGCTCCTTGAGGTCTCCCTCAGGGGCGTTCTCAAGGGAAGGCATGACCCTCGACAGGTAATTGTCGCTCATCATGTCCACGTTAGCCTTGTGTATGAGCTGCTGGATGCTCTGGTAGGAGTTTACGGCAGCCCTGCGCGGGTCGTTGTTTATCAGCTCGGTGATATTGCCTATGTTCATGCCGCGACCCGAAAACAGTTCATGGACTTCCGCGGCGCTCCTCATATTGGCAAGCATCCTCTGTTTCACCATTCTTTGCGCCACGGACGTAAGGTTTGAGCCGCCGTTGCTCATCATCACCAACTTGATCAGCTCGACGTCGGGCTCGGTGACAGGCATCCTGTCAGGCAGATCAAAGCCGGCCTGAGCTTTTATCGAGCGCTTCAGGCTGTCGGGGGTGTTCACGAATCGTCCCGTTCCCTTGAAGAAGCCCGGAGCCGAAGCCGTGATGAACATCTTGTTCATCAAGTCTAGGTTGTTGAGCTGAAGCCTGATGGTCAGGTCCGTGAATGACATGTCGCCCGTGACCTTGAACAGGTTTTCGAGCATGTGTTTGGTCGCGTTATCCCTGATAGACTCGAGCTGCCCGACCCTTTCCTTGAGCTCCTTAATCTTGGGGACGTTGGCCATCATGGTAGACTCGCCTGCCGTGGCAGGCAGGAAGGCGTCGACGTCATCTATCATGCCCGTGCCGGCAAACTTCTGGAACAAGTCAGACTGAAACTCCTCCATCATCATGACAGGGAATCCGAGCCTCTCCAACCTGACTGCATTAGGAAGGCCGGCCATGTCCGGGCCTATCAGCAGGGCATCCGGCTTGTCGAATATCGGAAGAGACAGACCGGCCAAAGAGAGGTTGAGAGAATACCTGTAATGGCCTATCTCATACTCTCCCTTGTAAGGTTCGACAGTCCTGCTCGGGAGGTAGTCGCCGAAGTGAGCTCCGATGCCAGCTTTGAGCTCGGACATTGCAGCTCTCACAGTCGCAACACGCTCTGCCGCGGCGAGAAGCGCGCGGGCCGCTTTGTGCTTTTCGTTGTCGCCGGCGTTTAGCGCGGCGGCGGCGGCGGCCTGAAGGTCCTCGATGTATTGGTTTATCTCATCTTGCTTGGCCGCGTCGTAGAACTGAACGACAGTATTTGTTCCCATCTGCTGCCTTCCGGTGCTGTAGCTATCCCATCCTTCGGACCTATTGCCAAGCACCTGACCGGTGGACTCAGCGTAAGCTCCTCCGAAGCCATACACCTTAGAAGATGCCGCCCTAGACACGTTGCTCATGGACACCAGACCAAGTTCGGGCTTCGTCGCGCCGATCCAGCCATGCGTCATAAGCCTAAGGGGAGCGTATATTTCAGGGGCGACGCCTTCGAGGGCCGCGAGCATCTCTTGGTCTTTGAGAAGCTTGGCGACCTCGTCGTTATACTTTTGCCTGACAGATTCTATGTCTTGGAAGTCTATGTCGGCGGCAAGCCTCGCGATAGAGCTGCTGGTAGAGGTTTCAACGCCCTCTTCCCCGAGCCTAGACCGGAGCTTTTCATCCGCGAGCCTGAGTATGGTCGAGACGCTGGCTCCTTCCAAGAATCCGTTATCCATGCCCAAACGCTCTGCCGTAGCCGTGGCGGACTGCCTTATCACGTCAAGGGCGGCGGTAAGCTTGGTCACAGTAGCCGCGTCTCCCTTGGCGTTGGCTTCCGAGAGCTTTATCTCAAGAGCTTCTATGGGGCCGCGAACGGCGTCTATGCTCATCTTCATGTTCGCGACAGTCTGAATGGCCGCGTTCTGGATGTATGGTATGTGCCATCCGGACTTTTGTATGAACGCCGGCAGGTTGGAGCCGGGGTTCTGAGGTATGCCCATGGTCATGGCTTCGATGGCCCTCTGCTGGGGGCTGAACCTGAAATCGTTCTTCACGAGATTAGGCATCATCGCCGCGAAGAACTCAGCGACGTCCATCCTCGTAAGAGGGGTGTCCATCGAGGTGGAGAACAGCTGGCCAAGTCCTGACTGACGAAGCTCTTCACCGGACACTCCGTTGATCTTCATGAAGGCGAACCAATCGGCGCCGTTCATGGATTCCTTATATCGCTTGTGCTGGTCGACGCCCCTAGCTATGGCGTTCATCGCCCTAGACTTCAGGGATATCGGGCCCTTGGGCAGGCCGAAGTTAAGCTTAGACCTGACTAATGCTTCGAGCTCCGTGACCTTAGCGCCGGCACCACTTACCATGAGCAGGGTGTCGTTCGCCTTGAAGCGGATGTGTTTCCTAGAATCGAGGGCCTTCGCGACCCTTTGCGCGGTCTTCTGGTCCATGACCATGTCGAGGTCTCCCACGACAAAGCCATTGGCCGATTCCCCTAGCCCGGCCTCGGTGAATACTCCCTGCCTCCTAGGAGTCAGTTCGCCTATGAAGGCGTCCTTTGACTTGGAAAGGTCCGACCTGTCCACGACTTCGAGGTCTCCGTCTGCGAGGGCTTTTACCATTTCGGCGCCACTCATCATCTTGGACATTCGGTTGGCGTATTGCTCGGCTTCGGCTGCCGACTTGAACGCGACAGCGGTCTTGGATATGAGAAGACCTCCCTCTGGAGTGATCGAAACAGGCGAGTCGAACTGAACGACATGCGCCCTGAAGTTGGCGTCACCCTTGGGGCCCGTGCGCTTCCATACCTTGATGCCATGCATGGCCTTGGCGTCCCAAGAATACTTGAGCAGGTCTTCACGTCCCGGGAAAAGGGTGGCTATGGCCATGCCCGTGTCTCCATCTAGAGACAGCTTACGTTCTGCGTCCGGAAGGAAATAGCCCTGTTCTCCGCCCATTATCCTAGCAACCAAGAGCTCAATGTCGTCTATCAGGTGCGGGTCAGCCGCCTGACGGGCCTTGGTGAGTTCATTGACTAGAACCTCCGGCAACGTGCCAACGTCTATGACGTTATTTCCAGCCCCCCTAAGCTTGTGTTTCAGGGCGGTGGAATAACTACCGGTAGCTTCTCCGTAATTTCCGAAGAGCTGATTATTGACCACGCTCAATACAGTTCCCTCGAACCTTCCCTTGGAGCCGAGTATTCCGTAATTAGGAGTTATCGCCGGGTCCAGATGCGCGGTGAGAAGCATCTGCTTCACAGTCTCCATGCTCGCGTTCGCAGGTATCCTTATCGTGATGTAACCTGCCGACTGACCAAACGAAAGCCTTTGCGCGGCGCCGACATGCCGGGCTAGGTCGGGCTCTTGTCCGATTAGCATCATGGCGCCCCTGACTGATGCTGCGTTTTCCTTCAGGTCGGTCGGGGTCACGGCGTCAGTCCTAGACCTATGAATCCTTCCGCCCAGAATCTCGTCAGCCCTCATGTAAGCGGAGGCCATCGAAGACGAGTTGGGGTCATAGGCATCCAGCATGAAGTGTCCATAGCTGGACATTATCTGATGCAGGCCTGCCTGAACCTGAGCTTTGGCCGGTATGAACGCCTTGCTGTTCGGATCATATCCGACGCCCTCGGCTATCGAGAACCCGAAGCCGACGCGCCTTCCAAACGCCCTTCCGTCCATTTTGTATCCGAGGTGGTCTCCGGATATGTTCACCAATATGTCTCCATTGGCGGCCCTAGACCAAGAGAATCCACGGCTAGGCGTGGACTCAGCGAAGCCCGTCAGGGGGCCGAACATCCTGTCCACTAAAGCGTTGTCGCTTCCTGCCGTGATGTAGTTGCCCTTCTGGGCTTCACCCATCTTGTATTGGATGCCCTTGTCGATGGCCCTTATGCCTGTTGCATGCCAATCCTTGACGGCATCCCTTACTGTGTCCGCACCCCTGATGCCCATCAGGTGCGCCGCGGAGGGCGCCCTATAGGTCAGGGACATGCTCGCCGGCTGGATCTCAATGACGTCCGAGCCGGCCGCCTGAAGCCTTTTGGCTATCGTCTTTCTTAGGTGGGTCCTGACCAAGTCCTTCGTCAGCTTCCTGTCCTTGCCCGGGTTAAAGGTAGTCTGGATGCCTTTGCCGCGCGCCTTAACTCCGGTCATGTATTCAGCGGAGGACGGGTGCTGAAGCAGGGCTGCGGCTATTCCTCCAAGCTCAGGAGGAATTACCTCTCCCGTGGTAAACTTAGAGCCCGGTCCATATATGGTGGCGCCGGTCGCCGGCTGGAATCCGGAGCTTCCTTCGGAGTATATCTCATTTGATACGACTTCATCATACGGAAGGCTTCGGCTGGAAGCGTCTGCGTTATCCGAATAGGCGGCGAAGTTCACCTTGTATCCGTCGTCCGTGTAGATGGCCGAGGGGGAGTGCTTGACGCCTTCTGTCGCAGAAAGCTCGAGCAACAGCCTAAGGAGCATCTCAGTCCCGGCTCCGTAGTCCGAATGACCTAAGATGTCTCCATGAATCTCCTGCAAGAACTTCACCATGGACTGAGCTTCACGCTGGTCGGGCGCGCGATTTATGAACGACCCGTCTTGGGCATTCCGCATCTCGGCCGTCACTCGATGGGTCAAGCTATCCGCGGAAGAGGCGTTGAAGTGGATCGCCTCATAAGCCTCGGACCTGCCCTTGGTCATGGCAAGCTGCTGGATGTAAGACTCCCTTATCTGGTTTATCTCGGCCTTGTTGAACCTCTTGGCTAGCTCCGGTGCTATCGACGAATCAAAGACATACAACCCGGCGACCCTAGCCATACCTTGCCAATCGGCGTCGGCATATCTGACGCCAATATATTGAGATAGCCTTCGTATGCCTATGCCGGTAGAACCGCTGAACAGCTCTGATCCGCGCCGGACAAACTCGTCGGGCCTTATTTGGTCAGGCCTGATCGAACGAAGCTTAGAGAACTCGCCTACGAGCTCAAGTATGGGGGCTTTTGCCTCATAGAGCGAGTCATGCTCAGATATCCTCTTCAAGAGGGGCACCATCGATCCAATGAGCAACCCAGCGGACAGGTTGTTCTTGTATTGAGGATGGGACTCCGGGTCGAAACCCTTCAGCGCCTCGCCAAGCGCCCTAGTAGCCGGGTCGCTGGACATGGCCATGTTCTCGGCCGCGTAGTAAAGGCCAAGGCCTCCGCCAGCCATGTGCATCATACTGCGCATGGTCCGGTTGTGCTTATACGACTGAGAGTGTTCCCCGCCCACCTTTCGCATCACCCTTTCGATTGTGTCGGCGAAATGGATCGACGGCATGTCTCGCGAAATCTTGGCGATGATGGGGCCAAGGCGGGCAAGAGCAGATCCTATCGGCTCTCCCGGCCTGTCTCCGAAGAGGTTCGCCGAGAGATTATAATCCATCGCGGCATACTTGCCTGAAGCAAACGCCGGAGAGCTTGAGCTGGTGCTCTCAAGTCCGGACAGGATTGCAACATCCTTAGCGGTAGCCGTGTTCGTAAGGGCTTCGTGCGCGGAGGTTATGACGAGTCGCCTGTCGCCCGTGCCCGGAATGTAAGACCTGAGCGTGGTGGCATGAGGCATCAGCCTGAATGCGTAAGCGTCGGTCTGGTTGTCGTAATCCCCATTGAAGCCCTCGGTGATAAGGGTTCCGAACGGATTCATTACGCCCGGGTCTTCCTCTATGGCCCTCATTAGGTCAAGGAGAGCCATGGCCTTTTGCCTTTGCTCGCCGATGTGGGCCTGAGCAAGCTCAAGCCCGACGTGGTCGTCGGCGACCAAGCGCGCAAGCCTCTTCCGGGAAGTGTCGGACAGGTATGTGTCCGTAGGAGAGCTGATCAGCCTGCTAGGAGTCAGGACATTGCCGATGCCCATGTATCCCGCCTGAGCGTCGATGGCAGAAAGTATCCCAGACGCCACCTGCTTGAGCCTCCTGTGAGACCTGAGCGCGTTGGTGATATGCTCTGAGTATGCCTTGACTGTATCCTTCCTGTCGCCGGTAAGATTGTTGGATATCCTTTCGGCAAGAAGGGAAGCTGCCGCCAAGTCTCCCGCGTCGGCTATTATGTCAAGGGAGGTCTCCATGTCATAGTCCTCCACGGCGTTGCCCATGTCCCTTTCGCGGATGAACCTGCGGAAGAAGGTGTCACCCTCGGTCTGCATGCTGATCAGGTTGCGTTGACGCCCGGACGTCGGTCCGAAAGAGTAATCGCCCTGCATCGCTATGCCGGCCATGCCTACATACGAGCTGTCTATCCTAGCGAACTCGCGCATCGCGTGTGCCGCGCCGCCAAACACGCCGAAGAACGGAACGACGCCAGACATTCTGCTGGATTGGTATCCACCCATGGTCCTTTCCGTGACCTTCCTGATCACGGATTGCTCCTTGTTTCCGATTCCGTATGTGCGGTTGGAAAGCGACGCAGCCGAGCCTACTGTGGCCGCGTATTGGACAGTCCGGGAAGACTCCAAGCCTTCCTCGGCGCTCATGGTCAGCCTAGTGGCTTCCTTGATGGAGTCATCAATGACCTTTCCGTAGATGTGTTCGAGCGCGTCGATGACCCTGCTGCGCTCGGGCTCGTTCTTCATCAGCTGGATCACTCGTTCAGCCACCGGCGTGAGCGCCATCAGGTGCTTGAACACCCTATTCCTGAACCTATTCAGGGCTTCATTGGCAAGGTTGTCCGGGTTGACCGAGCCCGGGAATATGCGGGTCTCCTTGTTGAAAAGGATATGATGGTCGTTTCTGTCCGGGAATACTTCAGCAAGGTTGGGCCTCCTGCTCCTGAGCCTTCGCACAAGCTCATCAGCTACGCTCTTGCTACCCGTCAATCCGTAGAGACCCTCAAGGATATTCCATTGCTCCTTGATGACAGTCGTCACGACGCTTTGAAGCCTTAGCACTCCAGAGCCGTATGTGGACTTGGTGAGGGAATCAAAGACACCCTTCATGGGTATCTCCGAGCTGAATCCTGCGGAGTTATTTATCAGGCCATGAACTGTGGCCCTCATGGCAACCCCGTAGTCTCCGGACTCAAAGTAAGCCGCGCGTATCTTTTGAGCCGCGTCAGCGTCGCCCGTGAAAGCGGCCTGCCTTAACAGGTCTCGATTGGTGGCTGCCCCAACGGAATCAAAGAACGGAACGTCGTGCATTATGGCCATCAGGTCCGCGATCTCGGCCTTGGTGACCTTCTTGCCGGCAAAAGCTTCGGCTATCTTCTGGGCTTTGGAAGAGCTTATGTCGCCCTCATCGACGCCCGCGATACGAAGAGCATCCACTATGCGGTCGGCCTCTATCAGGTCAGGGAAGTATCTGCCCATGACCGCGTCTAGGGCCGGACTTCCCATCGTCATCTGAGACTCTACGTCCAGCGTAGCTCCGATGGCTTCGGCCAAATCTTCGATGGTGACGGACACTCCGTCCTTGGTCAGGCCGGCGGCGAAGAGGACATTATTATCTCCATTGGTGGAAGTGTCCCTCAGGAAGCTGGAGCTAGTGACCTTCTCATGGCCTCTAGCTATCCCGGAGAGCAACCCTAGGTCAGGAGGGGTGTTGATATCCATGTCGGGGATACCGGTAAGCTGGCCAAGCTGAACGGCCTTGTCCGCCTTGAGTTGCTCTGCGTAGGTATTGTCAGCCTCACGCGCACCCGGCGTAAGCGGGTTGTCCCTGCGTGGCATGCCTATCGTGCTTTCAAGCATGTTCTGCATGGTGTATGCGACCTCCGAGGCCTCCGCCCCGGGTCGGTTAAGGCGCATCGTTCCCTCAGAGATGACGTAGACGGCACGTCCGTTCTCATCGATCTTCCATCCACGGCTTTCGTAAGCCAGCTCATTGACCCTCCTGAGAATCCTGTCGGGCTTTATGTGGTGAGTAAGTAAAGACGCCCTAGCGAGATGCCTGAGGCCAAGCTCGAACACGCGGGAGTCCTTGGTAAGGACCTCAGACGACAGCTTGGAGCTGCCCTTAGACCCACCTATCATGAGCAGGGTGTCGTTCTTGAAATCATTGAACGTGCCCGGGCTTATGTTCATTCCGAACTCGGCTCCGACCATCTCGCGGGTGAACAGTCCTACCCTGAGCGCTTCAGGAAGCTTGACCACTTCGGCAAAGGTCTTCCTCGGGGCCTTAGCCATTTCTTCGATGGTCATGCTCGTCCTCATCTCCGTCTCGCGAGCCATGACTTCCATCGGGTCCTGCATATACAGGTTCTTCATCAGGCCATGGACCACCTCGGCTATCCTGAGGTTAGCCTGCTGCGCGGAGAGAGTGCTGGCGTTATTGCCGGCGGCGAATGCGAGCTTATTCAGCGCCCTGCGAAGCGGAGCCGTCGCGAAGTCCTGCATGTGCTCGACGTAATCGATGTTTCCTACGATATCCCTAGCCAAGACAGACATGGACGGGTCGGTTATCGTGACATGCGGGAGGAACTGCTGAACGACTCCGGACAATGCCGAAGCCTCCATGAGGGGATCAGAGCCCTGCTTGACCCTTTCCATGGAAGCTATGGCCGTAGACTTTATCTTCCTGTTGGACTCCCTACTGATCCGAATCCTTTCCTTGATGCTAGTCATGCCTTCGGCATCGAACTCAGACGCCCTCTTGGACAGGGCGAGCTCCATGAGGTCCATGATAGTTTCAAACCTTTCGGAATGCCTTACGATGGAAGGTATCTCGTCGGCCATCAGGACCTTAGCCATAGGGGCTTCGACGATGGCGTTTATGGCCCTCATGACGTCGTCCGTGCTGGCGTAATCTATCGCCTCCCTGATGCCGGCAGCTCCGGTATCCCTAGTGATGACATTCGCCAGCTTCTCATGCTCGGCGAAATACTTCTTGAGCATCTTGACCACATCAGAGGTGACGCTGTTGTCTCCCTCGAACGGACCCATGATGCCTATGTTCTGATCAGACCCGAGGGCCTTGGCTGCGCCCACATACATCGGAGTCAGGTATCCTTCCGGATTCATGGCTTCCGTGAACTTGGGGTCATCTAGTCCCGGCGCGGAAGCATACCTGCCTACGGAAGCGTTGAAGGCTGCGTCCCTCCAATCCTCAGCGTTCTGTATGGAATGCTGTATCTCATGGAGGACAACATCCCTGAAGTTGGATTCATAGTCAGGGAACTGCCCGTGCCCTTCGTAAGCCATCGACTCACCGGCGCGGGGAGCTTTCGAGGTCATGTCGATGTTGGCGGCATACTCCTGCCTCAGGAAGTTATCCACGCCGATGACGAAGCCCTTGGAGCCGGTCGGGTCAAACGCGCAGCTCATGCCTTCGATGCAAGTCACATCAAGCTTTGCTAACTCTGGGTAGAGGGAGAAGAGCTCGTCATGGACTATGATATCCTTGAGCTTCAGGCCCCTCCTGTTGAAATTGTCGATCAGGGAGTCGAGGTCCGCCCTGTTCTGCTGGCCAATCCTAGACAAGACGGCGCCCTCTATGGCGAGCGCGGCGTCAGGAAGACCTTCGACAAGCGGGCTGACTAGTCCGGCCGTGAAGGTAGCCGTGTTTAGAGACGCGCGCGCGTCGGATATCTCGAAATAGGTATGCTCCCTGCCGGAGGCATCGCGCAGTTTCCCGACCAGACCAAGGGAGGTGAGTATGTCCTTCCTCTCCTTTGACAGGTAGGCTTCAGCCCTCCTGCCGACAAGCATGTATGCGGTGCTGGTCTCGATGTTGCCACCGGCAGTCCGGGACTTGAGCTCAACGTGCCCCTCCTTCCTGTATGTCTTTATCATCGCCCCGTAAGCCCCAAGCTGGGACTTAGACGCGCCATTGGCCATCATCCCGGTGGACTTGAGCTCGTTGCTCTGAAGCACCGCGTCAGACATTGCGGCGAGGTTCGACAGGACCATAGGTCCGTTGGGATAGCCTTCAGCAATGGACTCGGCTATTTTGAAGCGAGCCATTATCATTCGTTCAGCAAACATGGCCTGCTCATGTCCGACCCCGTTATCTGTGAGCAGCTTCGTGACGTCGGCCATCAGCCTTGACTCAGCTTCACCTCTTCCCGCCGGGTCTATCACGGAAAGCTCGGTCGCCATTTTCTGCATGATACTATCGATGAACCCCTTTGATCCTTGGCCAAGGTTGGAATGAACCTGCATCCAAGTGACCAAATCTTTTTCAGACCTGTTTATCTGCCTAGAGAAATCGAAGTTACCCGAGGCATCCATCGAGCCCATGGCTATGGCCAAAGCGGCGGGACTGACGGCGGACTCAGAAAGGTCCATGGCCGTGCCGCGGGCCCTGAGGTTGTCGGCGCCAAGAGAGTCCGGCGCCATCGTCTGAAGGCCAAGTTTACCATCCCTACTGCTGGACCCTTGGACAAGCGAAGAGCCATTATCTATAGCCATGCTTATCGAGCCCGTCGCGCTCCTTGTAGTGACGACGACAGGGGCAAGGTCAGACCCGATCACCGAATTGGCTTTGGCCGCAGCCCTGTATCTGGAAGGGTTGGCGGTGTTGACGGACGACTGAACATATAGGTCGACCATGTTATCGCCCTTAGATCCGGCGGTAATGTAGGCCCTAGCCGCAGGGAGGTCGTAAACAGACGCCGGCTTCCTCACAATCTGCCTGACGCCAGAGATGGAACCGACGCCTCCACCCCTTCGGTATTCCTTGGCGGACTCAAACACGCTCCTATTCATGTGTTCGAGGGGGCCTCCCAATCCGAGATCCCTTTCCCATGCCGGCTTGATGAGGTGGAAGAAGGGGCTTTCGCTCGAAGTAAGGCGGGCTATCGTTCCATACAGTATGGCCGCATCCTGAAGCGCGGACTTATCTCCTTCGGAGTGCCTCTTGATGGCGTCCTCTATTCCTTCGTAAATGGATTTATGCGTGAGGACATTGTCCACATCCGGGTCGTCTACCTTGGACATTTGCATCCAAGCAAAGCCCTTCTTCTTTCCAGATTTGCCGCGCTGAAGCCTGCCATCAGTTCCGAAGGACCCGATGACAGTCTTTTCATAGACGCCACCGGCGTCAGCCACACGATTGGCCGCGTCATGCCATGCGTCGAGGAACGATTGAGCCTTTGCGCTCGCCTTGACCTTGCGCCTGCTCGGGTCGCTTAGAATTACGTCTGAGACGGCGTCGCCGAGCCCCGGGATAAGTTCGCTCAGGTTATTGATCCAATTGGTCCTGACAGCAAACGGGTCCCAAGGTCCAAGTATTCCGATGGCAGGGTCATTTGAAGCGCTCGCCTTGGCGTTCTCCAAGAACTTTTTGTGATGCGCCTCTATTTCCCTTACTATCCCAATCCTGTCTACGTCATACTTCTGAGTGCCCTTGAACGTCTTACTCAGATCGACCATGGCGTCTTGGAACATGGCAACCTTGTCCGGATTGTCGTGCCTATTGAACCTCCACATCCTCATGCCGACAGCGTGTTCGTTCTGTTCCGTTCCGTAGATCCTGTGGGCCGTCCTGAACGCGCTTTCAAAGTCTATCTTATCAGCCCTTATGCTTTCGCCGTCACTTCCATAGACTGTGGCGAGTATGGTCCTAGCGATGGTTATCTCGGCTTCACTTACGTTAACTCCGCTTTCATACGCTTGAACCTTCTTCTTGGCCCAATCAAGAGTCCCGAAGGTAGTCCTTATGGACAAAACGGAGCTTCGGAAGGTCGTATTCATCGTTTCGTGTCCTTCCCTGTTCAGCGCGGAGGATGATCCCTTCTTCGCTCCTGCGGCCAGATTACGAAGCATGTCATTCTGGCCGGATTTGACGAAGGCATCGACCTTCTGTTCGTGGTAATTGGTAGGCTCGCCCAAGGCGGTCACTTCACTCCTGTCCGCCATAAGTCGGGAAAGCTCCATTGCTCCCTTCGCCGACTCCATGTTGCCTGACGACGGGAAAGGTATCTCACCCTTCCTTACGGACGTGGACAAAACTAACGCGGCGGCAGCTCTGGATGAAACGACGTCGGCCGCGAACTCCGGGCCATACTTCATCTGGATATCCTTCAGGTAGACAGGATTGAAAGAGAGCGCGACATTGACCAATCCTCCGCCTATGGCCGTGCTTGTCGTGAACCTGTCAGCCATCAGCAACGGGTCTTCCGACGGAACGTCCGGGTCGTCTATCGACATGCGCTTGGTCCCGAACGCCTCGCTATACCTTATGAAAGACTTGGATTGAGCATTATGGGTAGTTCCGTCCGGCCTTACTATCTCGACTAGGCCGACCCCCACCATTTCGGCTTCTTCAAAAACTCCCGGCTTCAACTCTCCTACCCTGCCGAAGTGCCCATACTTCGACCCAAGTTTTGCATGCTGGGCGATATGGTCGGCCGGAGCTAATCCGCTTGCGGAAACTCCCGACCTCAGCCTTTTCTGCAAAGCTTCGACCCTGCCCGATACCATGAACAGAGACGTCAGCTCTTCTGGCCCATTGGCGTCAGGTCCATGCGGGTTGTTGTCGTAGACTGCGTTATCAGGGATGGTGTCCGCCTCGTCGATTTCACCGGCATCCTTGGCCGCCTTCTTCATGGCCTTGGCCGCGGTCTTGAATACGCCGACCTTGATGCCGAACGGGTCGAACAGAGCGTAACCCTTCCTGCTCTCGAATATCTCGAAGCCCTGCCTGTTGCGGAACATCATTCCGCCATTAGCCAGAGGGCTTGCCGCAAATCCGGTAAGCTGGAAGTTCTTCGTCACCCCCTCGTAAGCTACATTGTGGATGTAGGGGAAGAATGGGACGCGAGAATAAGGATTCCACGCGGTAGGCTGAACCTGAATGTCAGCCATGGTGTCGAACCGCATCGTGAAGAACGGGCGGTTAGGGTCATCCGCGCCACCCTTGTATCCGTTAGCCGGCTCGTTGATCCATGACGAGTCCTTGGTCTTACGACCTCCGAAGGCCTCATACATGATATCGCGCACACGCTCGGCCTCAGAGCCGAACATGGGCCTGAAAAGCTCAGCGGTCGGGACGCGGGCGCCATTAAGGCCGGACTGATTTATGACGTAGGAGTTGAAGACCTTGACGAACTCCTCGAAGTTTCCGCTGAACAGCTGCTGAACGTCCGCGCGCTTGAATATTTTCTGAAGGCGGCGGTTCTCGGCGGCCACATCAAGCGAATGGATAAGGACTCCGCCCTTCGGGCTGCGAAGCGGGTTGCCTTGAGCGTCGTGCGTCTTGACGTAAATCTCAACGCTGAGAGGGACGAAGGACCTGTAGGTGACAGGAACATCCTTGCCGGTGAGCCTGATGACGCTAGCGCCCTTCCTGACCTGCATGGTATGGGCGAGCAGGGTGGCGTTGAGCACATTATGGGTCATCGCTCCCTGTCTGTTACGCTGGACGATGTTAATCATGCCCATCATGGCGTCCCATTCCTGCTTAGTGAAAGCTCCGGACTGCTTTATGGCATCGAGGGCATCCGCGCTTATGGACTCCAGCTTTATCTTGGTAGCCCCGTCCTGATCGACTTCTACGAGAGGGCGAACATCTTCCGGGACGCTGCCAGCCGCACCAAGTATCTTCTGCGCCTGCTGGGTAGAGATATCGTCGAGCTCGTTCTTCGGCTTGAGTCGCATGCCTCCGCCGGCAACGGAATTGAAAAGGTGCGTCTTCCCGGCTGACTTGGCCAAAGCCTCCTGACGGAACTGATCCATCGTGGAGGTAAGCACCTCTCCCTTCGAGTAGGCCTGCCGCATGACCATGTCTATCCAAGCATCCATGCCCGGGGTGCGGAGCATCTTTCCGTCATCAAACAGGAAGGAATCAAACACGGGGACAGGGGCGCCCGTCGCGTCCTTCTGGTCGCTAAACAACCTAGGCGTTCCGTCCGGATTGGTGAGCCTAGCCTTAATCTCAACGCCGGCCATCTCAAGGTCGGCCATGATGAGGCTGTTCTTTCTGGCAGCCCTATTCTCGGCCCACGCGCGAAGCATGTTCCTAGCGGCCGGGTCCTTCGTGTATTGATCGACAGGAAGGACGTTGGTCAGGCCTCCATGGTAATAAGCAAAAGCTTCTTCCATCGCTGTGGATATGGAAGCCACAAGCTTCACCACTTCCGGGTCTTGCAGTTTAAGCTGATTTTTCGAGTATAAGTCCCTAAAAGTCTCTACGGCGTTGGCGTAGGTCATGCCAACTTGCCTTGCGGTAGCCTCATCTATCCCGTTGTAATCGTTCCAAATCTTAAGGGCCGTGTATGATTGGACCATGGCGTTCAACGCCTTGTCAGGCATGATGCCCATGTCCTTGGTGGCGCCCAACAGGTTTAGCAGGTAATTAGGACGGAATATCTTGTATGACACTTCGCTTTGGGAAGCAGGGTCATACCCCCTGATGTATTCCATGTCCCCGTTCGCCTCAGCGACAGACCTCAGGAGAAGGTGGGCTACTTCATGCCTTCCGGTCGTAGGCCTATAGCGCTCGCTGTTGAGAACCAGAACCTTTTTACTGCCCCCGAGGGCGTCTTTAAAGTCGATCATCGCACCGGCAGCCTGAGAGACTTGGGCGACATTCGCCTGTATGTCGCTCGGCTTCATCTTCATGTCGACGAGTATCTGGGCCAGCTCGTTCGGGTTCTTGGCGACGTCTCCAAAGTAGAAGTTCACGTTGCCTACGCCCATGAGTCCGCCTTCGTGCGCTATCAGCGTCTGAAGGTGAGCCATCTCTATGGCTGAAGTCCTAAGGTCTCCGTAGCCCTGTATGTGCTCGCTGAACCTCTTGGCGCTTTCGTAGCCGGTCGGTCCAAGAACTCGCCTGAACGCCTCGACTCCATATGACTTGAAGTTGTCGACGACGAGCTGGTCTTGGTGCTGGAAGCGAGTGTATGCCCCCATGTGTCGGACAGTTCCGGACAATCCACCCCAAGCCACGCCCATGCCGACGCCAGCTCCAGCGCCTTCTTCGCGAGAATTGACCCAACCGATGCCAGCTCCGATGACGCCGTCTCGGAACATGGCCTTAAGGGCGGACCCAGACATGCTGGTGGCCCATCCGACAGTCGCGTTGACTCCTACCGCAAGAAGCTGGGCCTCGCGTGACATTACGTCTGCCCCGCGGGCGGTCCCAGACGAAAGACGTTCAAGCGTGGTCATGCCTATTGCGTCAGGCTTAACCATCGCCTTGCCGAGCGCGCGGTCGACTATGTCTGCTCCTGCGGTCTGGGCCAGCTCACCAAGAGCTTCAAGTCCGATGCTACGCATGAAGCCCATCGCGGGATGCCTCATGGTGGTTCCGACTACTTCCGCGCCCATTTCTACTGCGGCGGCGGTCGTCGCGTTACGGACGGCGTTGCCGGCGTAGTCACCAGCCAGCTGCATGGCAGCAGCCTCAGCTCCATAGATCGCTTTAAAGGGGGCCCTGATAATGGCACCAGCCGCTTCGAGCGTCTTGCCGGCCGCGACGTCCATTCCCTTGCCGATGATGTTAGTTCCAAACCCGCCAAGTCGTTCGACGGCTCGGGCGGCCCAAGTCGCCCTAGCACTTTTGGCCGAAGCATTCGCAGCCAGCTTGAGCGCCGTGGCCGGCGTGGATGCTCCCGCTGAAAAGAACCATTCGGGTATATCCAGAACGGCGTAAGAAAGCGCCGTCGCAAACTTCGGGTCTACGAGACCCTCATAGGTGGATTTCCATCCGTCAGGCAGGTAGTCCCCGAGGATAGTTCCCTTGCCTTCCATGTGCTCGTAGGACCTGTTGTTGAAATCCCGGGCTTCATGGAACTGACGAATCTGGGAGTCCGTGTCGCCGTCATCTTTGCCGGCCAGACGCATGAAGTAGCTCTTAAGTTTGAATCCCCAGCTTCCCGGGTCTTCCGAGTGAGCAAAGATTCCCCACATGTCCATGGCGCCCTTGGCGGCGCCCTCGGCCGTGCTAGCTGCAAACTTGGCGGGGTTAAGCGGAGCGTCGGCGAGGCCACCAAGCTCCTCGATCATCTGATTGACGGCGTTTTCTGCGGATCCAATGAAGTCGGTCTTCTTGGTGTCCATGTAGTCCATCATCATCTTGAAGGACTTACGGCCAACCTCGTCGTTAGAGAACCGCGCCTTGCGGTTCATCTGCATGTATTCGTAGATATCCTTACCCGTAAGAAGCGACGGGTCAGCTTGGGCGGCGACGTCTGGCGTCGCTTCCTCAAAATCAAAAGCGGGGGCAGGCCTTACCTGCATCCCTCCGGCTTGGAGCCCCGCGATGATATCGCGCTTTATCTGGGCGTCCCTGTCTTCCGGCTTTTCAGGTTGGGTAGATTCGATGGGGTCCATTATTCAGGTATGACTCCGGGTATGGCGGTCGCTGAAGACCTCCCTCCGGCGCCAGCAGGTTGGCTCTTCTTCGGGATTAATTCAATACCATTGAGCTTAGATGCCCGATAAACCACACCCTGAATCTCTGACCTGAGTTTCTGAAGCTTAAGAAGTTCGTTGGACCGACGACCCCACATCATGCTGCTGGCCGCCCTAGGGACTCCACTCTGGATCATCTCCAGCTCCTTTTCTGAGACGCCGGCTAGGCTTTTAGTGCCAGAGAGCGTCTGAAGAACCACCGGAGTTAGCATTGACTCGATTTGAACCGCCTTAGCCGCACGGGCGGTCGGCGACATGGATCCTATGTATCCGCTGTCATTATACAGGTCCTCCAGCTCATCAAGCATGCCGAATATACGCTGACTGTTCTGTATGCTAGTCCTGTAGGCGTCGGCGTTCTCGTCGCCTCCCCCAAAGGGCAGGACATTAACCCCTTGCTGGGCAGCCATCATGTAGGACGGAATCCTGACAGAGCGTCCGTCGGGAGTCGTTATGTCCATATTCCCTTCTGGAGCCATCATGAAGGTCCCGGCGCGCCCCATGTCTATTTCCGTGCCCATCTTGAATAGGGCGGATCCCTTGGACTTTCCGATCTGAAGAGCTCCAGCCATGTTGCCAGAGCTCATGTAAAACTGCTGGGCTCGGTAGTTTGGGTCTCGGAGCTTTTTCTGTTCTTCTACATACTTCTGCTTGCTCTCCTGAAACCCCGTCCCCTGTTGCATGATGGCTCCCATGGCCCTTAACTCATTGCCACCATACATCTGCTTGGCTATCTCATAGTCCTCAAGCATGTTGCCCCCTTGAGCCGTAGCCTGACGCTGCGGGGTTTGATTGATAAGGGCTGCTATTTCGTCTGGGTCCATTGTCAGGGGGCAGGGGTCCACTTCCACTTAGGCCTCTTGTCAGCCGGAGTAGTCGCCTTGTCCCGATCCGCCTGCGCCGCGGTAAGCGCTTCAGAAGCTCCGGGAAGCTTTTTGTATTCTTCTATCGTAAAGCCGCTACCTAGTCCGGCGGCGCTGGGCAAGGATTCCGGCGCGCGAGACGTGTCGTATGGGGTTCCGAACCTACCCTCCCTCACGGGTATCATCATTATCCTATACCCCTGTCCGTCTTCGTTGGGTATCAAAATGGCCGCACCCTTGGAAGCAAGGTCGGCAGACTTTTCGCGATTAAAGCCTCCTATTATCACGGGGGTCCTAGACTTGAATCCCATCGACGCGAGTTTGGTGTTTAGATTCGCGTTAATATTTTTTGCCGTCTTGAAGCCTTCTTCATCGCCCCTTTCGTAAGCGTCGGCCGCCTGCAAGGCCATGTCCATGACGTCTTTATCTCCACTAATGCCGGCAACCTTCAAGCCACCGGGCACTCCATCCTTATAGTTAGGCCTAATCCCTTCCGCAACCTGATCAACGCTGCGCATGGAGTAATCTTTGATGCTGGTTCCCATTATGGGCCAAAGCGCGCTGCTTATCACTTCTTGCGATTTTTTTTGCTTCTTCTCGAAATCCTTTATCGGGATCTCCTGACTCTTAAGTCGCTTATTCTCAACTTCATTCCTGACCCAGCTGCGGGCTTCGTCGTCAAACGGAGCCTCGCCAGAGTATTCGGGCTCTCCACCCCTGTTCAACAAGTAGGCCCCCAGCCCTATACCGCCTTGAATTACGGGTGACAGGACTTGCTTGAACGCAAGCCTCGTGCTGCCGGGGCCTCCTTTGTCTATAACATCGTAGGTAGAGTCTAGTCCGGCAGCCTGACGGCGCGCCTGCTCGGCTTGAGCTTTTTGTGCGACCATCTGGTCATAGTCAGCCTGAGCCGAAACTTTAGGGTCAGCTCCAGCCGCCGCGGCGGAGGGGATATCCGTAGGGGCCATTCCGGTTCTTTGGGCAAGCGTATCAACGTCGCCGGCAGCAATTAATGTAAGGTATTCCTTTGAGCTCAATCCTCCCGGGATCTGAAGCTTGCTCCCAAATCCAAGGTCCTGATCCAAAACGGCGCCCTCAAACCCAGCTGCGCCAAACCTTTCAAAGTTATCCATTCCCCTAGCGTTGGCTTGAATGGCCGCATTTTTATCTCCGAACAGCCAAGCAAGGCCAAGCGGATTAACGGCATTAAAGGTGTTCCTCCAGCCGCTATACCCCTTGCCCGTATTGGAAGTTTCGATCAGTTGCCTCTGTTCTGGGGTGAGGCCGGCAAGTATGTCGAAGTCAGGCTTGCCGCCCCTGACGGCTTTACCCTCAAGCTCCGTGTCGTAGGACTTCTCGAAGTCAGTTTCGGCTTTTTTGGTTTTTTCCTCGGTTTCTTTTTTAGTCTTCTCGGCATCCCTGTCTGCTACCTGCTGAGCAACCTTGTTCCTTACAGTCGGCTCCCTGCTGATGAAGTCATCAAGATCAGTTACCTCCAAGCTGACTTCACTAAGTCGCTTTGAGTCATATTTTTTCCCGGCAGTTTTTTCGGCTTCTAGCGACGCCTTTTCAGCCCTCAGAACGGCAACCCTGTTCTTGGCCCTAGCGAGGTTGTCGTTCAGGTCGTTGTCGTCTAGGATATTTTCTATTTTTGGAATAACGTATGCCATGATGTTTAAGGTAGTTCTTTGGTTTTATCGAATCTGCTCCGAGGGTTTTCGGCAAAGTAAATATCGGACGACAGCTTCCTTATCGCGTTTTGCTGGGTTCTGTTGTCCCTTGAGTGTTGGAGGAAGTCATTGAATGCCGGGCCGCCGCGACCTTCGGTCATTTGCCTTATGGCGTAGTAAGCCTTCTGCATCCAATTTTGGTCAATCTGGGCGTCGTCGTAGTCGGCCAAAAGCTGTCCGTGCAGGTTGCGCTTATCCCTCATGGCCCACTCAGGGAGCTTTTCCCTTTTGGCGCCCATGTATCTTTCCTCAAAAGCGGCCTGCCTCCTAGCCATCTCTTGGTTGAGGCTAGAGGTTACTATCTGAGAGAACATGTTTCGGTTCCAATCAGCGCTGTTATATCCTAAAAGCTGATCCTCCGTTGGATTCCCCGTCCATACAGGGCGATTCATGTTGGCCTGAGATATCATCTTTTCCCTGCTGGCTTGACCGCCGAACAGGGTCTGGGCACCAATCATGCCTACCGGTCCAAAATAGGCACCCGCCATCGCCGGGGCAGAATCTCCCACGTCATAGGCGGCCACGCTCATTGGGGCGTCCCCAAATCCGCCATAAGGGTCCACCCCGGAAGCGGTCGTAAATCCTCCCTGTATTAGGTTTACGCCCGTATTCACAAATGGGTTTGCTTTGGCGAGCTTAGTCGAAAGGTTTGCCGCCTTGCTGGCTTCTCCGGCAAATTGGGCGGCTATGTCCACTCCGCTTCCGAAGGTATTTAAGGCTAGGTCGGCAAGCTGGACTTTCCCGGCCGCGCTAACCGCGGAGTTCCTCCTATCGTTTTCAAATCGGATCTGCTCAGTATCAGCGCCTCTTGCGATGGCATTCCTAATTCCGTGCGAAGTTATCCCCTCAATATCCTCCATGCCCTTCGGGGGGATATTTCCCTGAAGGGCCTTAGGAACATATTGATAGAGGCTGCCCGGCATGAATCAGTCTAAGGTGTTCCCTGATGCTGCGGGCTTTGCGCCGGTTATGCCGAACAGGGGATTGAACATCGGGGAAGCTTTGAATGCCTTGAGATACCTTCGATGGTCTGCCTTGCCCTTCCACCCCCCAATTACTTTTATCCAATCTTGCATAGCCTTCCTGTCGGCGGCCTTTTGTGGATTTGTTTCACCCTCTGGAATCTGGTCTAGCATTCGCTGAAGCTGGGTGGTGTATATGTCCCATTCAGCCAACGCGTCGGCGTCTAGATCTTGCTCCGTCCTGATCCTGTTTTTATTGGGCTGGAGGGCTAGTATTCGCTGCGTCTCTGCATTCTTTGCCAATATATCTTGGTTGGCCTTATTGTTAGCGTTGGTCTGATTGAATGTAGCGACGTCCTTTTGCTGGCCGAACAGCTGGCCGCCCATTTCCATTCCAAGCCTTCCCTCTGAGGTAGCGGCGTTTCTATCGTTGATGAGGTAATTCAGGTTGGTAGTCCTCATCTGCTCCTTGAGCCTATTGCGCTCTATGCCTTCTTGGGAGGCAAGCTGCATGGCCGTCCTGTTGGTAGCGTTGGCCAAGGACATGCCGGTCATGGCCATGTCTCCGGTAAACTTGTTAAGATGGGCCTGAGGGGCGTATTGCATCCCCATGATATTGGACAGGCTGTCGCTTTGATCGCCTCGGTATAGTGAGTTAAGCTGTTGCATGTTAGTAAGTGACGGCGGCCTTGTATTGGGACCTGATTCCGGTAAGGCCGATGAGAAGTTCAGACGTGAAGCCATTCCCGTTGTTATTGGTGGATATCCAAGTCTGGGTCATGTTATAGACGCTATCCATTGCCTTGGCGCCATTGAACGTCTGCCTTATCTGCTGGTCGCGCATCTGGCCGGTATTCTTCAGGTCCTGCCAATTGGAGAATATGTCTCCCGCAAGCTGGGACTCGAACGGAACCACAGTAGGTATGGTAGCACCCGTGGCCAAGCCGGTCTGGTTTGCGTTCATGCCAAGCTGAGTGGCTGTTGCCGTGTAGGTCTTGTAGTAAACGTCAAGGGCCTGTGCGTAGGTGGCGTATGCCAATTGCTTGGCCTGTAGCTTCTGCTCGAAGGTTATGTTGTCCTTTATGGCCGTAGCCGCATTATGGCCTCCACCCATGGCCGCGCTGAGTCCGGCCGCATATTGGGCGTTCTGGGTCGGATCTATCTCGTTGTCTTCAAGGAGGCTTTTAGCTGCGGCGGCGAGCTCGGTAAGCTTGTCTCGCTGGTCTTGCTTTATCGGGACGTTATTGACGTAAGATGCGGTCGCAGGAACCCCTTCAGGGGACATGCCGAAAAGCATGGAGTTCCTGAATCCGTTCCCAAACACGATGACGTCGTTCGCCATGTGGGTCTTAGCCAGCACATTGGCGTCCTTCCAGCCCTCCATCGCCTGCGAGTAGGCATCAATTCCGGTGATCATCTCATTCACCAGACACCGGCCATACAGGACATACCCTACATTAGTTGCGTATCCTTGTCCGTCGACGGATATGTTCGACGGAGTAAGGGAGTGCGCGGTAGGAAAATTGAACGGAAAGCACTCGCTGTTCGATACCACGGGAGCTCCCGTAGTCGTGGTTCCTCCGCCTGTTCCCGGAAGCTGAAAGACACCTCCTGTTCCGTCTAGGTTGTATGGAAGGCTGGTCATTAGTAGATGCTAAATAGGGATCTTCCGGCAATGGAGGCGTCCACGCCACAGGCAAGGATGCGGGCCGAGCCTCCTGAGACAATAACCTTGAGCTTAACGCCCATGGCACGCTTGTTGATCAAACCGCGCCTAATCGTGTTGCCTTTTGCAGACGAGAACTTGTCGATGGTCTGCTCGGAATCCGGATTAATGGTTATCACCTTGATCTGGACGCTGGAATCGTCGGCATTGTCCATGTGGACGTAAAAGGCGTCATATTTCTTATCGGCCATCGTCCTGAACATGTAGTTACGCGTCCTGATTTCCGAATTAATCGTCTCGAACGCCGTATTTCCGGAATCGTGCTGTCCTTCCTCAAGCAGGTAAATCCGCTTGTTCGACGAATCGAAGGCAAAAAGGCGTGGCCGGTCGGCTTTTCGCGCTACCAGCAGCGTGGAAGGATTGAACGGATACTCGTCCAGCGATTCAAACATGCCTTTCAGCTGTGGATTAAGGACGAGGACCTTCCATCGAGGTTGGTTAGATTCGATAAACGGCAAGGAAATGTAAAATCGGCCACAATAGGCGACAATGCACACCTTGTCATATGCCGCAGGGTTCACCTTATCGACTATATCTTGGATCGTCGTGCTGAGAGGCTCCGCGCCCTCCGAGAACTTGTCGCCGGCTAGGACTTTTATGCCCGGGCGGCGGTTGGCGTCGAAGAAAACAGTCACTCCGCCGGAAGTTGCCACCGAGTCAGGCCCCGTGGCTCCGTCGGAAGAGCTTATTTTCTGCACCTGATGAAGTGCGTCCTGCTTCTTCTGAGCCGCGAGGTAGCCAGCTCCAGCTTTAACCATGTAGATGCTTCGTTTACCGAAGGCCAAGACGCTGTTATGAGCCGTAGATATGGCCTGTATCCTGTCATACGTCCCCTGAACTAGGCTAAGCGTATCAGCAGGGACGGGCTTGACCCCATTGTAAGCGGTGAATCGAAGCTGGTCGTCTTTTGCTGTAACCAGCCGTTCGGTTATATTGCCTCCGGCGACGTAATCTAGGTCGGTAGATTCCGCGCAGATAGACTGAGCGTAGCCCTGACCCCTAACCCTAGGGTATCCAGCTATCTGCGGGATGACCTGCGAGGCGTTATCGTCGATCAGATACTCCTGATTGGAGCCGAATATCTTGATATGGTCGCCCGTTTTGCCGTGAGAGGCGACGGCGTAATTGGCGTCAGGGCCGGCGATGAACGCTAGCTTTGACCCCTTACGCGGGGAGATCACTCCGTCCGTTATCCTGACGTTGCTGGCGTATTCCAGAAACGAGCTAGGCTCAAAGGTCGCGCTATTGGGATAGCTGGCGAAACCCTCGAACCTCAGGTCGGCATCGGCTGTGACCTCTCTGGCCATTACTTACCGGTGATGGAGTGATAGACTTCCCGGAGCTTTTCAGCCCAGCGGGCGCCGACGTAGACGCCGCCGAGGAAGGTGATGGATGCGAGGATGATGGTGATCATGGGATTAAACTTGGACGACGTCGTAAACGCCGCCGCCGCCGTCGGCTCTGATGTTAAACATAGAGCCTCCAGACGTAAAAAAGCTTCCGACTACATCATATAGTGCCGGGTAAATTGGGCTAGAAGTGGTTTGCGAAAAAACCATGCTGATGGAGTTCCAAGCCACGTCGTAAGTATATGTGTAGCTAAGGTAGTCTACGTATATATCTCCGCCCATTCCTCCATTTAACGTGCTGTCGTAGTAGGTATATTGAGCATACACCGAGCCGGAGCCTCCGTATACTGCCGATCCGCTAAAGATGGTGTTAATGACCGCTTGCGTGATGGCGCTTTGAAAACCGGCCACGGAAGTGAGAACGCTATTGTCGCTAAACTTAATGCCGCCATTATCCACCTTCAGCGCGGCGTAAACATCCGGGGCGACGCCGATGCCGACTCTGCCAAATTGGTTAATTACGAAAGGGCTGTTTTCTGGGTTTTCATCTTCGACGCGAAAAGCGTCTCCAGATCCAAGCTGCTTCACCAGCAAAGCTGGGCTTGCCGACGTGACATTGACAGTCTGAACAGCGCTAAAGACGTTGCCGTTCTGCAACGAAGCCAGAACTTTCCATGCGCCCGTGCCGTCACGGAAGTTAAGATTCGCCCCGCCGGTCGTGATCCAGAGGTCGCCAGCCGTAGTAGAGGCCGCGCTGGTTCCGCCGATGCCGACGTTGAGGCCCGCCACGCCCGAGGTCGGGGTAAAATTGGCTTTGCCTGTAAAGGTAGCTCCGGACAGCTGGGCGTAGCCCGTCAGATCGGAAGCAGAGAGCTTAGTCCAAGCGGCCGGATGGGTGATAGGTCCATAGCCGGCGGCGCCTATGAAGGCATTGAACCGGTAGAAGTCGTTGGACGCCAAGACGACGTCTCCAGCCGCATAGACCTTGAAGTTATCGTAGTCGCTAAAGCCGGCTCCGTCGGCCTCGCTGGCTGTGACAAATGGGTTAGTCCCAGACGGAGATACGGCGGCGTTGATGGCGTCGATGGCGGCCTGAGACAGCTCATCGCCTACGTTGACGACGTTCTGCTCCGAAGGGGGCAGATACGACGATCCCATTAGATGACGCCCTCGTAGACGACTACAGTTCCGTTACCGGTGATGAACAGGGGGCCCTGATAGCCTTCGATGATGTAGATGCCTCCGTTCGCGATTTGCAGCCCGGTCGTATCACCCTCGTTGAAGGTGACGTGACAATGGTTAGTCTGAGGCTGGATATGGAGCTGGATGCGCTGTTCGCCCAGCTCGACGGGGTTGATCTTGGTGGCGGTCGAAGAAGCCGTGAAGGTCTTCGTTTTGAACCGCTTAATAAGCGGGGTGGTCTTGTTGAACATGTTAGTAGCTTCGGAAATTGATCTTTCGGGTCATACCCTGCTGGCGGAGAACTTGGTCGAGGGCATGGTCTTTTGCCTCTTCGGCGCGATTCTCGATGAAGCCGAGCGTATTGACGTCGGCGTTGCCTTGCGCGCGGCTGTAGTCAGAGAAAGCACCCTGAGAGATGTAGTCGGAAAAGAGCCTCGGGATGACCACCTTAGTCCAATTAGGAGCAATGTCGGGAGGGGTCCCCGGGGCTGAAGGAGTCGTGCCGGTGTAGTTCCAGAAGTTTCCCTTGGTCGGGTATCCGTTGACCGGGATGATGGCAGAAGCTCCGTCTATGATGCCGGCAAGGCCGGGGCCCTCGTCGTAATAGACCTGAGCTCCCGTGCGGTAAGAGGTGTCAGCCTTCCAAGGGTCTCCAAATAGAACAGGAGCGTCCGGGCGATGCTCGACCCAGACCTCGGAATCATTGTCGTTGGCTAGATAGAACCCATCATTAATGCCCTCAAAGTCCTTCTGAATGCCATGCGACGAGGCAAGTGGGTCCTTGGACCACACGCAGATAAGCTGACCAACGTCAGCAGGAGTGACTATCCTGCGACGCTCGGTCTCCACGACGACCGAACAGCGAGTGTATCGCTTAAGGTCGGGCCAATCATTGGATTCCCATATCTTCTGGATGCGCCTGCTGGCAAAATCCCGGATCATGGCGAACCTGTCCAGCGTCGTGAGATTCCTATCCAGCCCGCAAAATTGCAGGGCCGAATGGAGTATTTCGCTGAAGTTCGCAGACCGCATTAGAATATCGAGTCGGTGCCGTCACCTCGGAATGCTCCACCCTTGGATAGCATCATATACATTTCCTGAATCTCTTCGGGGGTCATGTCCGCGAAGCCCCTCCCTCTTGGCACTCCGCCCTGCATAGGAGGATACGGATATTCGGACGCGCCTCCGAATGGAATCTGCGGGAGCATGCGCTGCCTAGGAGGCATCTGAGGCGTCATTGAAAAAGGCCTCTTGCGCATATCCCTGTTCAGCATGCCATTTTCGTCAGGATACATTTGCTCAAGCTGCTGGCTCATCATGTGCTGCTCGCTGCCAAAGTCAGGGTAGTAATGGAACGGGGTCTGCACTTGATTCTGGGCCTGCGGATTGAGGCCCTGCATGCCTTGCCTAGGGAGTTGAGGCATTTGCGGCGCGAAGTTGCCGGCGGAATACTGAGTCATATCACGACCGCCCATGCCACGGAGCTGATTCCTTTGGGCGTTTTCAGCGTTCCTTCGCGCGACTATGTCGGAGGCGCTTTCGTAGGCGTTCGGATTAATAGTCCGAGGATGATTGAGCTGGGCAGGGGGAGTCGGAGGAGTAGCGGGTGCGTTGCGCCTAGGCATCCTGCCTTCGTTGAATTGTTCCATTGTGGTTAGAAAGGGAGGCCCGGAGCGACGATCTGCGTCTTGGAGGCGACAGTCGGCTTAAACTCCGGGTTTTCTTGTAGGACGCGGTTCAAGAACTTCTTGTCGTTCCATATGTCCCGGCCGAACATAAACTTCATGTGCTGATAAAAGTCGATAGGGATACGGGCCTTCAGCTGGCCCAGACCCTCGGTAAAGTGGTGCTCATTTTTGTTGGTCTCGGCGATGAGCGTCCGAGCTGCCTCTGCTTGGACCTTACGGAGGTTCCACCCCGAGCGAAACTCCTCAAGCATCGGCTTAAGGAGGTCGCCCGGGATGGCTTCATGGATGGGCGGCAGCTCAGCCATGACCTCGTATGATTAGGCGTCGTTAGCCTTGTAGTCGAACATGCCGAAGCACAGCGGGCTCTGGACGACCAGAGCAGCCATGGCTTCCATCATGCGACGGGGGCCGCCACCGTTTTCGGTGAGCTCGCGAACCTGAGCGATGTTTCCGCCGTAGCGGATTTCGAGGTATTCCCACGGGATGATGAATCCCTTGGTCTTCGCGTTCTGCGCGTGGAGGTTGACGTGCCTCTTAGCGAGAGCTTCGGTAGCGTATTTGGCGCTGTTAGCTCCCGGGGTGACAGTCGGGACGTCGCCGACCCAAGTGACCTTGTTATCGACGAGGTTGGCAGCGATGCTGGTGTCGCCGTCATACACATGCCATTCGCCGTCGACGTCGCCGGAGACGAACTTGATGGTGTAGGGATTGACGCCGGCATGCAGGAACTGCGACGGGATCAGGGACAGGCGACCGAAGTCACCCTCGAAGACGTCGACGGAAGCCTTGATGGTGTCCGCGTTGGCGTCGCGATTGGCCGTGATGTTGCCCGCGGCAGGAGCGCGCTGGGTGTAGACGAGGTTCGTGAACTGCCTCTTGAGGGAGGTGCCGACGACGGCCTCATGCGAACGGAACTGACCGGTCTGTTCGTAGACCGAGGTCATGACGTCCTGAACGTCGTTCTCAGAGAGATTATCGACAGTCAGGTTGGTTCCGACGATGGAGGTGGACGGGGTCAGGAAGTTCTCGTTGATGGAACGGATTTCCTGCCTGTAGTTGCCAGCGGAGCTGTTGGAGGCCTGAATGCCATACTTCAGCTGCGTATTGACAGTAGCGGAAGCGAGCTCGGGCTTGATCCACGCCGTGAGGCATCGGGTGCGATAGGGCAGGGTGCCGTTATCGAGAACCGGAAGGATATCAGACGTGAAGGTGAGCTCCATGGAGCGCTTCAGGTCAATGGTAGCCTTCGAGAGCTGACGAGAGAGCTCGTCCTTCACGCCCGCGATGTTAAGAACGTCCTGCGTCAGGTTGGAGACGTGGACAGCCCTGCGGAACATGTGGATGTTGTTCTCAACTTCAGTCCTGAAGCCGACAGTATACTGCTTGAACTCGCCGCCACCGAGGCCGGCGTTAGCACCGGTCAGGTTGTTCGGATCGACGTCCTTGCCGTCCACGATGCCGAGTTCCACGGAGGGCTCGGGATTGCGGTCGACCTGCCAGCGGAAGGTCGTGTTGCCGGGCTTAGAGCCACGCTTGGCCATCGAGGTGATGGGCGTGTCCTTGGCGTCGACGTTGAGGATGAGGTCGCTCAGTTCCTCGCGGATACCGATGCGAGCGCCGGGGAGGGGGCGCTGATTCTGAAAGTCCCTTTCGTAGAGATTGGCCATGATGTTTGGTCGTTAGATGAACTTGTTCTTGAACACATCTGCCAGATCGTCGATCGACCCGCTTTTGCGGTAGCGCGACATGCTTGAGGCATACTCGACCGGGTCGCTTTTCTGCGGACGCGGCGAGGGCATGCTGCTCATGCTTGGTTGCACCGGAACTCTCTTTTGGGCGCTCTGGGCCATGGACTTCTGAGCCTTGTAGCTCGTCATTCCATTGACCATGTGGGCGGCGTATATTTCGTAGTCGGGGAACCTTTTGATCTCAGGGACTGCGTCGATAAAGGCTTTAACCTTGTTCGTCCGTTCATCCTTGTGGTCTGTGAGCCAGCTGAACTCGCTTCGGGCGAATTGCATGGCCTTGTTCTTCTCTTCTACATACGCCAGCTGCCTAGGAAGGTCTTCCTCTATCGCTTGGAGGGCCCTGACTTTCGCCTTGGCCATGTTCTCCTTTGACACAGGTTCTCCTTCTCCCTCTGGGTAGTATCCGTCCGGGTAGCGCTCGCAGAATAGTCGGATTTTTCGCTGCCTCTCAAACTCGGCCTGTATATCGGTAATGCTTTCAAGTTGCGCGAAATGATTTGGCAACTGAGCTTTCTCGACGGCCTTGGATCGCTTGAGTTCTGCGACTTCCTGTTCTAGCCTGCTAGCCTTTTCCTCGGCTTCCCGCCTTAGGGCCGTAAGTTTGGCGAGTCGCTTTTGAACGCCTTTGGTGGAGCGATCTTGGCTATCGTCATACTGTTGTTCGGCTTCTTCGGCTTCCGTGGTTGCCTCCGACATTTCTGCCTCGGGCGCTTCCGGCGATTCCACGCCGGTGGTTTGTTCTATCTGGCCGCCAGACAGGACCCGGGAGAAGAAATCTTCCGGGCGTTCATTTTTGCTAGGTTCGGCTTGCCCAGCATTGGTCATGGGGGGATTAATCTCGTTCCCAAGTTCGAGATCAGCTTGTGGCTGTTGGTCGTTTTCCATATAGATGGAGATCAGCGTTTAATGTCCGCAGAGACGTGAGGATTGATGGCCGGTGTAAGCGTCAAAGCAATACGCTCTATTGCTGTCCGCTGGTTTGACCCGTTTTCGGCTTAAGCGCAGCGTCCCTTCTGTCCTGAAGGTGGACAAGCATCTCATTGAGAGCGTCCAGCCTTCCGGCCGAGTGAGTCCTAGCTTCTCCTGTGGTCGAAGGGGCCATCACTTTGGCCATTTCTATCTGGAGGGCGTAATCAATCACTATCAGGACGGCCTTGAAGAGCTCGGTGGCGTTGGGGTCTGTGGCCCCGAAGGACTTGTGGACGTAGTTGTTTGATTCGGGGGTCATGGGTTAAATGCTCATCTGGATGTTCGGCTGCTGGGTTTGAACTTGTGGAGCCGGCGCCTGACCTTGGGCGGCCGCGGCGGCCTCCTCCTCCTTGGCGGCGGCGAACTCTTCCTGAATCTTTTCAGAGGCAGGCGACACTCCCATCCTTCCGATCTGCTTGTTCTTCTCTTGATCGACGGAAAACTGAAGCTGCTTCATGTAGTTCTCCAGCAGTATCTGGAATATCTTGTCGCCCTGAGCCGCTTGCTGGGCCTTCGGGTTCTTCGACAGGATTTCCTGCGCAAACTGAAGCTTGGAGCCGGCCTGCGGGTCGTTTTCGACATACATGGCTTCGTTTCCGAGCATCATGAGCGCGATATCGCTGGTGACGTCCTTGTAGAGCTTCTGAGAGGCGGTCGCCTTGTCGATGACGAGCTCGCGGGCCGCGTCCGGGCTTATGGACTCGATGACGAGCTTTACGAGCTTGTCGCGGTCGATGACGCCAGAGACGTCCAGAGGAACGACAGTTTCGACGATGGACTTAAGCTTCTCCCTGACGAAGTCCGGGTCAGCGTCCCTGACGTCAAACCTAACATTCAGGTCATACTGTGAGTGAATATCTGACAACCCTTGTTTTAAGGGAGAGCCGGTTATCCTGACGACTTCCTCTTCTTCCATGTATTGGAGGCACAGAGAGAACATCTGGCTGAAGCAGCGCGTCCAGAACATGAGCCAATTGTCGACCTGAAGTTGCTTCATCATCTGTATCTTGACGGGGTCGATGGGCTTTTCCCCGACTTGGAAGCCGAAGTAATTGCCGAGGTTCTTCTCGACCTGTTCGATGACTTGGAAGGCATACTCGGCCCTGCCGGCCGGGGGCTCGAGCCAAGTGTAGTCGTCCTTGTTCGTCACGGGCAGGACCTGTCCGGGCGCGATCCTGTTAAGAGCTCCAATACGCTTGACCACCTTTACGGGAGGCAGCACTTCGATAGCCGTCCTGTCCCTTATTGCGTCATGCTGAGCTTTGACTTCCTCCTGTTCGGTCTTGCATATCTCAGGTATGCCGCGGGATTCCGTCACCTGTCGGCGAGAAGTCTCCATGCGGAGCTCGACGAACGGGTATTGGTTATGGGCGTAATTAAGAAGCTCCTGCTTCGCGTATAGCTCGCTGCCTACCTGAGGGCAAAATACAGTATAGTAGATCGCCGGGATGTTATCCTTGTCCAGCTGCCTGTAATAAGCCCACACAAGCTCGACCAGATTATCGCCTCGCTGGATGTTCGTATTGAGCATCGTCGTGGTCGGAACGAGGTTAGGGTCGTTGAAGTAGTAATGGTTGCCCATGGTCCGGCTTGCGCTCTCCACGAACTCCTTGCTCCAGCCTCCGACCTCAGCCATCGAGCGAAGCTCGACTTCGGTGACATACTGACGTCGGAATATCACGCGCGCCTTCTGAAGGTCGCTGGTTTCTGGCGGGAAGCACACCTCGTCGTAGGGCTTTAAGGCCGACACGATCGGGAGGTTTCTAGCAACATAGGGCTCGTCGATGTATCCCTCGCCGGTCTCACGCATGGACTTTATGCACTTCCTGAGGTCAGGTTCGTTGACGTTAGGCAGCAGCGCGGTCATCAGCTGGACGGCGTAATCATCTTTTCCGGACTGAATCGCGGCCACAAGGTTGGCTATCATCGAGTCGCCGGCGTTCTGCATGCGGGCCTGCTCGGCGGCCATTGCGAGCTCCTCCAAGCTCACAGTCTGGGTTCGCTTGCCCATTTGCCTGTCCCAAGTGACCTGAACGACAGACCAGCCGTATTGGAGCATGTAGTCGGCGTGGAGCTCGGCTTCCTTGTGGAGCTCTAGCTTCATCTTGGTCTCGATGAGCCATCGCATAAGGTTAGTGGCGGAAGCTGCGGCCATCGTGTCGCCTATCTCGGTTCCTCCGACTTTGAGGGTGCAGGCCTTGAACGAGTGCATGAGCAGGGCCTTCTGCTCGCGAATCAGTCGATCCACCAGCCTGATTCGGACGTCAGATGCTCCCTCGAAAGGAAAAGCAGGGTCGCCATCCGGGCGGGCCCAGCTGTGCTTTTTCCCGTCGTCTGTTTGTCCCGGCCAGCGCGCAAGTCGGATATCGTCTGCATAATTCATCTTCGACACCATGGTGCCGTGGAAAGCCGAGCGCTGATACTCATTCAACAGGAACTGAATGTCAGGCACCCTGCTGTGGTAGGCGAGCTGGTCTCGCTGATTAGGGTGATTCTTGTATTTGATCGAGGCCATTGGTATTCTTGGTTATGTAATCGATAAGGTCGTCGCGGTAGAACATGAACTGACCGCCGTCGGTCTTGTAGGTTCGTATTGCATTGCGCCTCCTTAGGCGGAGGAGCGTGGATTTGCTGAGGTTGAAGACGTTGGACGCTTCAGCGAGACGGAGCAAAGGAGGGGTGTTGGCTGGTAGGTTGAGCATGGGATTAATAGCTTCCTCCGCCGACGGCCTTGAACGTCTTGTCGTCCGCGTATCCGGGTTGCATGACGGCGAGATACCTCATGCAGTCGACAGGGTCCTTGCTTGCGCCCTTCTCTCCATCTAGGCCGGTCCATTCACGAATGCACCAGATGGTGTTTATGCAGTCTTCGGAGATGTAAAGTTTAGGCTGGTTGACTGTGCTTATCGGGCTGTTCTGGTCGTAGGAGAACCAATCGTTCAGGATGCCTACGCCTTCTTCCAGCCTAAGCCCGGCCGCCGGCGTGAACCACATCGGGTTCGGCTCATCTTCCAAAAGCTGGATCAGCGTCACGCCGCCCTCCTTGTTGATGGCGGTAGAGTTTCCGGCGCGCGGGTCGATGTAGCGTTCAAAGAGTTCCTCATCCTTCTCAAGGGAACGGATGTGCTCCTTGATTTCTATCACACCCATGCCCGCCCCTTGCCTCTGGGCTGGTCCGGGCTTCCCGTCGGGCTTCTCGCCATTCAGCGCCCATTCGCCCATGCTTATGTCGGGCCACTCGCGATAGACGTATCGGTTGCCATCCTTGTCGACCCGCATCCAGCACATGAACCAATTTCTAGCTCCGGCAGGATCGACGGCCATGTAGTTAGTCCCCTCCTTTGGTATCTTGTCGGCCGGTATTATGTTCGGCTCTCCGAATCGCGGGAACTGTGAGCCAGATAGGGACTCAGCCCACCCGTAAGCTCGTATCTTGACCTCGTAAGGTCCGCGCCCACGAAGGGCCAGCTTGATCTGCTCGAACGGAGAGTAGCTATTGAGTATTGAGTGAAACCAGATGACACTTGCCGACCCCTTCAAGCATGACGCCGTGTAAGGCATGTGGCCTTTGGGTATGTTTGGGACGTTTTGAGTGTCCGGGAGCAAGTCCGCCTTCAGGGTCTTTTTGAAGCGGCAGCCGGAAACATACTCTTTTACGACCGGGGTGTATCCGGTGATAGGAGTGAAGGTGAGCAGCATTTTGCCAGACCTAGTCACCAAGCGATATCGCAGGGTTTCGACCCAATCAGGCGGAACAAGCTCGTCGCACCAAATCATGTCAGGTTCGCCACCTTCGATGACCTTCTTCTCCTGACCATAGTTCATGAAGAAGCATTGCGACCGGTTTGGCAGAACGAACGTCGCGTCGGTAAATCCATTCTTTTGTGAGTATTGGATATTCGTGACCTTGGTCTTCTTGGCGTTCTTGAACTCCGGAGGCATGTATTTCCAGATGACCGCTTGTTGCATCTGGATCGAGGTCTGGGACGTCGTGTGCAGGCACCATATTCGCGAGTTCGGCCGACTGCATAGCAGCTGCATTATTCGCTTGGCCGCATACTCAGTTTTTCCAGCTCGATTTCCGCCCATGATGAGCAGCTCATTGCCGCCCATCAGCAGGCCATCTGCTTCGCGCCAATGGTCGGGCTCAAATCCGTGCCTGTAAGGGTCGGCAACCTCGGCCTTTATTTTTTCCTCACGGCGGCGGAGGACTTCAACGACTCCATCCGGGCCTATTTCGCGCGCTAGGTCTATCAGGTCATCCTTGGACGGGGTGTGGATGATGGGGTGCTTCGTCACCATCAGCGGGGCTTCCCGCGTCCCTATATTGACCTGATCGAAACTCATTGGCTGAGAATGTAGCTTCTCCAGAACCTTCCGTATTGCTGAATAGTCCTATCTGTCGCCGTGCTCCCGTCGTTTCTCCCTTTAGGGATTCCGTCTTGCCCGGCGGAAAACGTATGCACAGTCGGACGGGCCCCATCGAATGTCATCGTCTGGAACGTAATCCCGCCCACAGGCATCATCGGCAAAGTAGGAAAGGACGTCGGAACGGAATAGTTCTGTCTGGCGGCCGTCAGGCCGCCATCGTTTTTCTTTTTTTCCCGTTCCTTGCGTTCATAAGCTCGGGCGAGAGTCCGATATCTTTGCATGCCAGCTCCCCACCTGACGGCATTGAGCTGATCCCTGAATGTGGAATTGATCCCTAGCTCGATGCCCCTTTTTGGTCCGCCAGCGGCGACGATGCCGGCGGCACCGGAGCCAAGGGAGGTGTATCCCCCTTTTCTTTCGCCACCGGCGGCGATAATTCCGGCCGCGCCGTCGCCAAGTCGTTGGACTGAGCCGGTCTGGACTCCGCCTCGGTCTATTATGCCTTGGGACGACATGCCCTCGGACACCGACTCGAAATAATCTCGCTGGGACTTCACATAGGCCGCGCGGTTCTGCAAGGCCCTGTGATCATTCACCTCGACCTCTCGTTCTCGGTCTTGCTTGGCGAAGTGCTTGTCCATCGCCTCAGCCGTGTCAGGACTGTCGGCCGGCTGGGCGGCGTTCTCCCTCTCGCGACGCGCTGTCGCGTCGTCGCTCTTGAGCTTGGCTTGATACGTCGCGTCTGCCTGACGCCTATCAAAGTCGTCTCGACTAGAGGATCCGGCCATTACTTGCAGCCTTTATAATCCTTCCACCCCTTCCCGCAGGAAGACTTGGAGGATTTGCTCTTGGAATTACATTTGCTCATGTTTGCGCCGTATGGCTGTGAAAAGTTTGTGGGGGCTTGCCGGGCGTTGCGAGCATATGAGCTTGCTGCCCTTGCGGTCGACGAGGACCTCGGCGCCGGGATAGAACATCCGGGCGTCGCTGACTATGACGTTATGGGACTTGCCGTCAATCAAGACAGTCATGATCCGGTTGTTCGGCCAATTGTTCCGCGAGACGATGGCCTGCTTCGGCCAAGACTCCTGCGGCTTGTCGGCGACGCCGAACTTATCGTAGACCTTCCTCTGGCCAGCTTCGGTGAAGACGACCGGGCACATGTGCTCGGGCTTATCGCCCTGCTTGAGCCGGTTCCAATCCTCTCCCTGCTTTAGGTGTTCGCGCCGGAAGCGGAGCATCTCGTCTCTTGGCAATCCGAAGCGGGCTATTATATCCTTCTCAGTCTGCATGGTGTGAAGCGTAGAGGGCGTCGACGAAGGCCTCGTCGATCCAAGGAGCCGGGCAAACCCGGATGCCGACGAACGGCTTGTGGTGGCGGCACTTGACCACCTGACCGAAGACCACCTGAGAGTCGTCATGCCAGAATCCTTCGCGCGTCATGATATCGCAGATGGTCTTAGGAAGGTTATCCCAATCCGGCTTTACCGGGTGGGGCAGGCTCTTGCGCTTATCTCCCTTGTTCAGCGGGAACGCAAAGGTCATCCTGAGCCAAAGCGGACCTTCGAGAGGCTTGTCCGGTCTATACGGCTTTATCTGCTTGGAGAACATCTCACCCCAGAGCTTGACCTTAGACTTGGAGGTCTTGCCGATGAATTGCCTCCCGTCCTTGGTTCGGAGGATGCGAAGGTCCGTCTGGTGGGTCGTCCGTATGGGTTCGACGTCCACAGTAAAATCGACGCGAAGGGGGTCGCGGTCGATGAGCTCCCTCGTTGACATGGGCGTAATAACGAAGACACTACGAAACCATGTCAAACGATAATGGACGCTTGGATACGTCGCCGAGCTCGGACCACAACGCTTCGCGCGTCGACCCACAACGCCGGGCGGCGGTCGAAGAGCTGCTGAGGGTCGGCCGGCCGATCGACGAGATTGCCAAGCTCCAGCGCATGTCGCCGAACAACGTCATGGCCATCAAAAGGTCGATGCCGGAGGCAACCGGGCTAAATGACGAGTTCAAGGCCGCGACTGTCCGGAACCTCAAGAGCTTCGTCCAGCAGGCGAGCCAGAAGCTGGTCGACGAGCTCGACAGTCTGCACGTCTCGCAGATCCCAATCGCCATGGGCATCGCCATAGACAAGATTCAGGCCCTCCAAGACCAGCCTCAGGCGGTCGTCGAGCACAGGTTCACCATAGACCACAA